GTCGTGCCGTCAGGGTACAAATTGAGCGTTTCTGCCTTGTAATCGCAGTAGAAATACTCTGCAATCCGCACTGTCGTCTCAGACAGCCATTGTGACAACGCCTGGTCGCCCACGCCTTGCACCATGATCGAGCTGACCGGCATGGCGTTGGGGTACAACCGCTCGTAATCAGCTTTCAGGATGTCTTCGGTGATAAAGCACCACTCGGCATCCGCACCGCACGGGTCTTGGATTGTTGGATCCATGTAGACCGAAAAGCTGTTGCGAATCCGACCGATCTTGATGTCCTGATCAAAGCTCGTCTCGTCGCAATATTCGGTCAGAATCCGAATGTAGCCTTCGCCGTACGTCACTTGGTTGTCGCAGGCGGTGTCGTACGCTACATCGGCGTCTGAAATGTACTCAATATGACGGATCATGCCGTCAAAGATTTCCGCGACCTCGACATCCGCGTCGTCGTCGACCGGGATGACGTTGGGTGACGGCCTGTTCTGCCGCTGCTCGTTGGTCACCTGCCGCACGTGCTGCGGCAGCTTGTTGATCGTCAGGCACGGGCGCGCGTTGATGGTTTGGCCTTGCACCGACCCTCGTACTGACAGCACATCCGCTGGCCACTGATAGTGGTTGTCGGACGAGCCTGCCATAAACCGCAGGTCGTCCAACTGATCTTTTCGCGTGTCGCTGTACGCGGCCACCGCCATCTTGAAGCGACTGCGCATCTGCGACAGCTTATGCGCAGTGTCCTTGTCCGGCGCGCCGCCTACATCCGAGACTTCTGCCGCGCCAATGATGCCTGTCGGGTCGTAGGCCATTATTTCTTCTTGGCGGCTTGCCGTTTGGTGGAGTACGCAATGGCCACAGCCTGTTTTACGGGCTTACCGGCCTTGACTTCAGCCGCTACGTTCTTGCGAAAGGCGGCTTTGCTGGGTGATTTGACGAGCGGCATGGCTACTTCTTCTTGGCTGTTTTAGCGCTTTCTTTGAACGCTTTGGCGGTGGGTGCGCCTGGTGCGCCAGGTTTCCTCATCTTTTCGCCCGATCCGGCTTTGATGCGCTCACGCTTGGCTGCGATGTTACTGTAAAGACCTGGTTTCATCTTAGCACTTCCATCGTTTGAGCGCCGCTTTGGCGCGTTCGCCATCTTTGGCCTTGGCAGCTACCCCGCCCATTCTCGCGCAGAAGCTCGCCTTGCGCCCCTTGTCTGCTTCTGTCTTGGGGCTAGGCGCGGGCGCTTTTAGATTGCTGCCGGTCGCGCGATTGTATTTCTCACGCCCCTTGGCCGTCAGCCCAGCGCCCTTGCTGACGGGCAGCTTCTCGCCGCGCCCGACCGACAGGCTGACAGATTTCTTGGTCATGCGCCCATCCAGCCGGTTGCGCCTGCGGTGCGGTCGCTGTAGTGGCGACGAGGCATGGCTGCGCGGGGCTCGCGGGAGGCGACTGGAAATGCGAACGTCACCGCGATCGCATCGGCGGCGTCAGGAGAAGCTAGACCCCTGGCTTTCATATCCTTCTTGCTCTCCAAGAAGATTGTACCGCTTGAGTCGGGTTTGGTCTTAGGCCCGGTCAGATCCGCCTTCAGTTGCCTGTCTGGCGCGATCGACGCAGTTCTTAACCAGTCCCGCAGCGCACCCCACAGCTCAGCGCGCTTGTTACCCCACATCACTTGGTTCTTGGCTTTCCAGCCAAAGTTGACCCCACGCACCTTATACCGCTGTTCAACCAGCCGGTCAAGTATGCCATACCCCAACCCACCCTCGTCGATCACCGTCAGCGTCGGTTTGTATTCCTCGATCGCGTCGATGACGTGCCCCACGGTCGTCATCGTATCATCGCCCCGGTACCGCTTGATTGCGATGATGTCACGCCCTTGGCGCACCGCGATGACCGTCGAGTCACCGCCCGACCTAGCTGGGTCGATGCCGATCACAATTGGCGCTGTCTCGTCTTTGTGCTTGGGTCGGCCAAACGCCTGATCGACCAGCGCGGGTCCGATGAACTGGTCGTCGCCTGCGCTGGGGAATTCGCCGTACACCTCGACCTTGGCCTGTATCGAATCCTCGCCGTACTCCGCGATGATCTGCTCGTAGACCTGCTTGTCAGTGTCCTCGACGTCGCGGGCGTCAATGTTCTCTGTCGACCAAAAGTCGCGCTTCGAGTTGAAGCACTCGAAGAAGTAGCCTTGATTGCGGCGCGGGTTGGAAAAGGCAAACCAGAACCTGTGCGGCGTGTTTTCTGTGAAGAAACCAGCGGCCACTTGCCAGATTGAGTCTGGAATACCTGACGCCTCATCGAAGATCAAACACACGCCGTCCAGGTTGTGCAGACCGGCGTAAGCGTCCGGGTTCTCTTCTGACCATAGACGCCCCTCGATTGACCAGAAGCGCGTGCCTTTCTTCAAGTCCCGTTCGACGATCTCCGCCAGCCACTTAGCCGGCGCGACCTTGGTTGCGCTGATCTCAAACCAATGGCTGTTGATCATCATCGCCAGCCACTTGGTGATCTCTGACCAAGTGATTGACCGGAGCTGCGCCTCACTGTTGGCCGACACAATTGTGGTGCTGCCAATGCGCGTCGAAAGCATCCACAGCACGAGCCAACTGACTAGCGCCGACTTACCAATCCCCCGGCCTGATGCAACCGCTAGCCGGAAGACGTTATAGTCAACTTTGCCGCCGTTATCTTTGATGTGCTGCGTGATCTTCCGCAGCACCTGACGCTGCCACTTGCGCGGGCCTTTGTAGTTGGCTAGTGGCGTGCCGTGTTGCCCCCACGGGAACGCAAAGTTTACAAACGCTTCCGGGTCGTCTTTGATGCGCGGCTGCCAGAGCCGCGTCATCAAGAGCATTTCATCAGAGGCGTTGTAGATCGGCTGCTGCAAGTGTTGGCTCCAGTCGCTCTGTTACCTGCACGTCGATGACGCGCTGCTCTGCCTTCTCAAGCGCCGATATTACGCTGATCTGCTGCGCTACGTCGATCTGCACTTGTTGCTTAGCCACCCAATCGTGTCTGTGACGAAGGATCTCTAACGCCGCTTTGGTGTCGCCCGAAAGCGCGGCGTCCATCATAACAGCCGCAAGCGCCCCTTCTGCGTCAGCGCGTCCCTTCTGTTCTGCCATCTCGGCAATAGGGTCCATCTCGCACAGACGCCGATACTCGGTCGGCAGCATGCCAGCCTTCAACGCCAGCGAGTCACCTTTTAGACCCAACTTGGCAGCCTCATAGATGCGCTGCAAGCGCGCCTCGGTCGCCTCTAGTTTGCGCGCGGTGAGCGGCAAGGATTGGAAGGTCATGGCTGTAACGTTTTATGTGACAAGTAATTATAGCATTGCAATAAAAAATAAAAAACTGATGCAACCCCTCCGTTTTTGACCGGCCCGGTCGCCGGCCCCCACCGGGGGCTCTCACCCACGCGGCCCCGATCCGTCAGCCGTCAGCCGTCAGCCGTCAGCCGTCAGCCGTCAGCCGTCAGCCGTCAGCCGTGGGCAGTGTGGGGCAGCGCCCCGACAACCGGTAGCCCGTGGGGTGCTGTGGGGTAGTACCCCACTAATCGAAGGACGCTTGCCTGGTGCTACTTGGTGTTGGAAGTGTGGGCAGTGTGGGGTAGCCCAATGCCTGATTGCCTGACGGTTTTGCGTGGGGTACCCCACAGCACCCGGCTGCGGACGTGGGGCTGCGGGCGCCGAGTGTGGGGTGCTGTGGGGTAGTGCCCCGCCTATTGTTTATCTTACAATTCGTATACCTGTATATATATACAGTATAAACACAAAACATTTTTAAGATACTACCTACTACCCCACAGTACCCCACCCTAGGGGGGCGCCTATATCCAGCGCCGCCCACGCCCCTAGCCCACGCGCGCCCTAATCTGCCCACGCCACAAGACTTGTCGCAGCACGCCACACAATTTGCGTGGGGTAGTGAAAAACGGAACAAACTTTAGAGCACCGCTTGACACTGCCACAAATGTTGTGGCAGGATGCTGTTCATGCGCTCGCGTGAGCGCGTCAACAACCTGGAGCCGACGACATGACCAAACACCAACAATCAACCATCAACACCACACTCGCGCGCCTGCCCGCGCTCGGCGCTGACTATGCCGCGCGCGTGCTCTCCGCTTTGCACCGCTCCACCATGCGAGCTGCGCAACAACGCGAGATTGCCGCGATCGCAGCTGCGCACGGGCTCACCCGCTCGCCTGACTGGATTGTCTAATCATCAACCCGCGCGCCTACGGGCGCGCTTTCAACCCTCGGAGACACTGCAATGAAAATCACCATCGACCACAGCATCATCAAAGCCCTTCTCATCTGCGCCGCTAAACAGGACATTCGTTATTACCTGAAAGGCATATCTGTCGACGCGCGCGCCAATGGTGACGTAGTGCTAGTCGCCACTGACGGTCACCGTCTACTCGCCTACCCTGTCGCTGTCGACAATATCGAAGCACTCGCGCCCGGCGAATACGTCATCCCGCGCGAAGCGCTTGAGGCAGTCAAGCCCGCGAAGGCTGGGCGTATCACGCTGCCGATTCACATTGACATAGTGACGGCGCCGGATACGCCGGATCCTGAGCGCGTCGGCGTGACGATCAAAGGAAAGACAACTATCACCGTCACGGGCGCCACCAGCGCCGTCACGGCGCCGATTGACGGGAAATATCCCGACTGGCGCCGGATTGTCCCTGCGTCAACATCCGGCGAGATTGCTCAATTCAATGCCGACTATGTGAGCGGGTTTGGTGACGTCTGCAAGTTGCTGGGCGGATCGTACGGACCCTACATCAATCACAATGGCGGCGCATGCGCCGTTGTCACTAACCTACCCGGCGCGCTCGGTTTGATCATGCCCTTTCGCATGGACGGTGACGAATTGAAGTACACCGGCAAGCCCGCGTTCGCCCTTTAACCCTCACGGGCGCCGCAAGGCGCCCTCTTTCGGAGATACACCATGCAAGAGCATCAAATCGAATGGACCCGCGTCAAGAATGACGTCAATGGTAATCCGCGCCATGTCTGTCACTTTACAGACCTTGAAACCTTTAACACCCGATTCCATGCGCGCGTCAACATGACAATATCGGATCGGTACGCTCGCGCGGTGAAGTGGGCAAACAAGCTGGGCGGGCGCAAGTTTCACAATAAATCATTCGGCGGCGGAATTGTTTTCACCGCCTACGATTGCGAATTAGAAAGTATCGTCGCGCGTATTCACGCTATGCAGGAGAGCAAGTGATGACCTTTGAAGAATCGCTAAATCGCCCCCTTTACCGGGTGCACGTCACCACGGCGCGTGAACTGTCGCGCCTGGTCGGTCTTGACCCGCTCGCTGCGCATGCGACTATCGGCGATAGCCCGCTGTTGCACTTTCGCGTGTTGCCTGCGCACCGCACCGCGCGCTCGCTGGCAATCCGCAAGTTGGTCGCCGATCGCATGCGCGCCCTTCGCCGCGCTCATGGCCGCGGCGCCACCGTCAAATATGTAGGAGCCTGACCATGCCATCAAATCTCATTGAATGGACCATATTTATCGGCGCCGGTATCGCGCTCGGTTGCGCACTTTTTTTCGGGTTGTCATCATGAGCGATCCATTTTTGGACCTTATTAAACTGTCACCTGTCAAAGTGCCATCGACAATTCCCGCACACTATTGGCACTGGGCGTGGGTGTTGCGACGAGCGTCTAAGGGTTTGCCAATCCCGCGTGTAGACCTCAAAAGCATTCTTGTTCGGTCAAAACCAATCCAACTATGATCGCCGCGACCATGAAAACTATCCGCTTTGCTGAAATCCCTCCGCACGCCAAATTCATTGGCGCTGGCTACCCTGACGGGTTCATTGATGAGTCGATCGCGGACGCGCTCGACATGGCCCTTGATCCCGTCAAGGTCCGCGCGCCTGACGGGTCAATGCTCTACTTTGAACTAGCGCGCGAAATCGAATGACAGCGGCCATCCTGATCGGTCTACTAGTCGCGGTGCTCGCGGTCGCCTTGAGACTCTAACCCTTCCCACAAACAACAAGGGCGCCCGAAGGTGCCCTTTTTTATTTGACGGCGCGCAAAGCGCCACCACCCGGCGGGCGCTCACTCAGCCTTCGCAGCTCAGCCTTTCCAAGCTCGGCCAGATCGGGCGCACAGTACAGATGACGTTTCGTGGGATGTTCGCGCGAGTGGCACATCCCGCAATCCAACCATCCGCCCTCGGCCAGCGCGTGAAACAGTGCCGATACAGGCACCCTCGCGCCAGACGGCGCTAACGCGCTCAGGCGCCCGCAAAGTTCTTGCCAGGGTGCAGACACCACGCCCGAGGAAAATTCGCCTATACGCCCCCTAATCAATTCCAAAAGGTAGGATTCCACGGGTGACATGCCCGCTTCGGTCATCATCCGTTTGGCTTCGGTCACCATGGGCGTCGCGCCAGGTTCGAACGCCGAAACATCACGCGCGCGCAGCCAGCCGGCCACGGTCTCGCGCCCGCCGGCCATATACCACGCCCACAACGCGCTCGATTCCGCTTCGGTCATACGGGGCGCTGACGTCCAGATGACGAACCAACGCCGATCGTCAGACGGTAACGCGATCGGTATCCGCTCATTAGAGAATGCCACCACCAGCAAACGATTGGCGCTCATGTAGGGCGCAAGATATTTTCGGTTGACGGGCAGCACTTCAGGCGGCGCAGCGAGTAGCGGCTTCAATTGATTTTCAAGCGCGCGACGGTCTTTCGCCTCGGCCTGGCGCAACTCATTAACAACCAGCACTTCCGACTCAAGCGCGTAACCCCAACTACTTGTAACTTCCTCATTACGCACCAGCGCCACGTTCCCAAGGTCACGCCCGCCAATCGCGTACAGGAAAGGGGCAAAAAGACTATCCTTCCCGCAACCCGGCACGCCCGCGAACAGGATGCCGTGATTGATCTTGACGCGCGGATGCTGGACCTTAAAGGCCAGCACGGTTAGTAAGTGCTCACGTTCTTTCGCGTCAGGCACCAAGCGCTCGACGTGCGCCAGCCACGGCGACACGTCACCCGATCGGCCCTCGGGGCGCGCGTCACGCCAGCGGTTGCCAAATGCAAGCCCGTCACGGGCGCAGATGATCGACTCGCCCGCAGCATAGGTCAGGCCCTCAAGCACCCGCGCGCCCATCTTCTGCCGGTTCTCATCGAAGCTGATCGACGCCTCAACCCGGCGCTTCTTCGCGCCCGTAGCATGGACCGACCAGCACGTCACATGCCGGTAAAGCGCGTTGAAGGTCTGGCGCGTTAACTCTCGACGCTCGATCAGGTCAAAATAGCAGTCACCATCAGCCACGTAAGCGTACCGTTCAAACCACTCGGCCTTCTCTAACCGTCCGGCCTCACGGCGCTCGACCTCGGCCACGACCGCAGCCGCAGCGTCGGGGTAATCTTCGGTCGGCGTCAGGCGCGACATGACCTCGGACATGCGCTGCGTCAAAAGCTCATCGCGCAGGCCAGGCGTGTGACGCGGGCCGCCCTGCTCGGCGACCCACGCGAGGAAGCGCGCGCTGTCCCAATCGCCACAATGGCCGTGGTAGCAGCAATACGCGCGTGTGAGGCCCAGATACCGGCCCTCGGGGTTGCCATCGCTATGGTCGGCGCTGTTAGGGCAGACGACCCCAGCCCAGCCCTCCGGGTTCGGGCGCGACAGCACCAGACCCTGCGCCGACAGCCACGCGAGCACGTCATCAGCCCCATCGTCCGACAGGCGCACGGGCCGCACGCCCGAGCTGTCGTCCGGGCCGGGGTCAACACCCAGCGCGGCGCAAAGGTCCGGCAGCTTGTACACCCGCTCGGGGTGAAACTCAACGAGACGCGCTTGGAAGCCGCCCTTGTCCGGCTTCAGGTTGACGCTACCCGGCAAGCGGAAGTTGCGGACCGGATTGATCGCGCCAGGGTCCGAGTAGCCGGCCTCGGCAATCGCGCGGATAGCGGCGCTATAAGCCGCTTTGGTCGGTTGGTCCTCGGGGTCGAAGGCATAGCCCCACTGGAAGCTGCCCTCGCTCGTCTCCATGACCCAGGTCGGCGGGACAGGCGAGGTGCGCGGCGCCTTGCTGGGCTCGCCGACGTCGTCCAGCACCATCACCAGCACATAATCGACATTGGCCGCGCTCGCAGACGGGCGCCCCTGCTCGAACCGATCGATGACAAACGACCCGGTATTGCCGTACCACGCGCCCTCACGCACCCGCGACAGGTCCGGCAGCATGGCCGGCCATGACGCCTTGAGCGCGCCGTCGGCGTGGTACTGCAATTCGCCATTCGCGTCACGGCGTGGTTTCTGACGCACGAAAAGCGCTGTCTCGCCCTCTGGTGCGAGGTCGATGATATACTGCTCGAAATTCATACCTTCTCCCGTAGTTCACGCCCGCCTGCCAGCGGGCGTTTTTATTTGCCATATCTGGCCATGATCTTGGCCTCAACGGCGAGCGGCAACCCCACCGCCCAATCGGGCGGGGTCACCATGATACGCTCAAGCTCGGCGCGCGCCTTCTCAGGCTCAGCCGTCTCGATCACGATCTCGTCATGCACATGCGCCACCACGCCATCGCACTGCCGTAGTGCGGCGCGTAGGATGTCGTGAGCACTTGCTTGCGTCACATTCTCGCAGGCGAGCCCGCCCCACAGCCGCGCACGCGGCCACTCGGTCGCGTCAGCCGCCGGCTTCCATGACGCCTTCGCATAAGTCAAATGCTCGCCCTCGAACTTGGCAAACGGGTAGCAGAGCACGCGACCGCTGGGCAGCATGTACCAGAGGTGCTGCTTGTCGTAGACATAGGTTATACGGCCCGCAGTGAACTCATGGCCCGGATGGCGCATCGCGCTCATGTACGCGCGCTCAAGGTCTTGCCAGAACATCACAGCCCACGGGTTCGCACGGCGCCAGGCGTCGACGATCCGACGCGCTTGCGCTTCCTCGAACCGCACGCCATAGCCCCGACCCATCGCAGCGAACGCGCCGGTGCTACCGCCGAACCCGAGCGCCAGCTCTTGCACCTTGCCGACTTGGCGCTGCTCGTCGGTAACGTCCTCATACCGCACGCCATAGGTGGCCGCCGCGTTGACCTTGTACGGGTCAAGGCGCTGGCGAAAGATGTCGAGCTTTGCTTCCGCGCCGCATAGCCACGGGTTGACCCGGCCCTCGATCGCGCTCCAGTCAGCGACGACAAACGAGTGATCGGCCACCAGCGCGGGGCGCAGCATCGACTTCAGGGCGTCAGTGACCCGCTTTCCGAACCGAGGCACGACAGCGTGGCCTCGAACGAGGGCGTGTCGAAGTTCAGCGGGCTCTTTGGCGGATTTTCGCGGGAAGTTGTGGACCTGAGCGCCATAGCTCGCAGCGCGGCCTGTCGCTGCGCCTCCAGCAAATACAAATGCGCCTCGCACGCGCTGATCTTCATCATCAGCCAGCGCCGCGAGGCGGCCAAACTTCGCAGTGCTCGACGCCCAGAGATCGTCTGCGCATTGGATGACCTCGGCAACAGCGGGCGGTACCTCATCGGGATTCTCCATCGCAAGCAGGTTCGCTCGCACGGTTTTGTCAATCGAGTCTTTGTCTTTCGAGCGCGCGAGCTTGCGGGCCTCCGGCCCCAGCCGCTCTAGCACCCACTGGCGCATCTTAGGTGACCGCACGGACGTCACCGCGCCCTCGGTCAGTTCCACTACGCGCGCCTCGATCTCGACCCGCTCGGCCTCGCTGTAGCGCATGGCCGCAAGGCACAGCTCGACGTCCACCTTAACGCCCCGGTCGTTGATGCGCTCGTTGACGTGGTAGTCGGCCAGCTCGTCGGGCGACAGGCCGCGCAAGCTCTTACTGATCGCGCGCATGGCGCGGACGTCCTGCTTGCAATACTCGAAGAGGTCGGCTAGGTCTTGGGGCGTGTGCTTGAACGGTGGCAGGCAGCACTTCCGCACAAGCGCAGCGCCTTTGTGATCCTTCTTCATGCTGGCGCCCGCGAACCGCCCGACGTCCTCAAGGCTACCAGGCGCACAGTTCGACCGCGCTTGTGCTGCGGTGCAGTAGAACTGCTCCAGCGCAGGCTCCGGCAGGTCAAGGTCGGGGCAGAGGACGTACCAAAGAATCAGACGTTCGAATGCCGCATTGTGCGCGCGTATCT